TCCTAGCCGTAGCGAGGTTTGAATCAATTTCACCTCGAAGGACCGTCACATTCGATTGGAGGTCTGTCCTAGCCGTAGCGAGGTTGGAATCAATTTCACCTCGAAGGACCGTCACATTCGATTGGAGGTCTGTCCTAGCCGTAGCGAGGTTGGAATCAATCTCACCTCGAAGGACCGTCACATTCGATTGGAGGTCGGATCGAAGAGTCGCTGTGTTTGCCTCCATTTCATCTCGCAAAATCGATACGTTCGATTGAAGGTCTGATCGAAGAGTCACTGTGTTTGCCTCCATTTCATCTCGCAAAATCGATACGTTCGATTGAAGGTCTGCTCTAAATCTTGGTGTAACATTTAACGAATTAGAAGCAATCTCTTCACGGAGAATTGCGACGTTTGATTCTAAATCCGTATCTTGTACCACATTTGATAAAAACGAGCCATCACCGATAAAACTATTCGCTGTTACGTCGCCATAAATACGAACATCAATAAGATTTGATGTTTCTGGAATGATGTAGCGTTCATTTGCAGAACTTTGTGTATAACCTATGATAAATTCATTACTCGTTTCTCTGTAACCCACGGCTACATTAGATGCGGGTCTATTTAATATGAGACCCAGATCAAATGTAAAATCACTATCTGTGTTGTCTTTACCAAGTTCTATGATTGCATCCTTAATGTTAAGGTTTTCAGAGGAAACCAATGTGGTATCACCCAAAACTGTGAGGTTCCCCTCGATAAGGGCGTCCTTTCTAACTGTTAAACCACTTTCATCTACGTATAACTCGTCTCCAACATCTAATTTATGTATCGGGTTTAAATTGGATATACCGACATTTGAACTTGTAACAAAAGCTGTCGTGGGTGATCTAAATTCGACAGTTTTACTTGTAGTGTTACCATAGATAACTACTCTTTCTAAATCCTGAGATTGGTTTGATTGTATACCCGCATCAATTATTTCGCCCGTCTCTGAAATATAGGCTAATGCATTTGAAGTGGTTGTAGGTGCTTGTCTTATAGGTGCCACAAATGTCCCAGCAGTTTGTGGTGAAATTACCTCGTCAGATGCATTTATAATCACGCTGTTTATGGGTTGTTCATCTGGAACGTGCTTACCTATCCTGATCCTCTTGGATCTATCAATGGTACTTACGTTTTTCACCATTTATATAGATGGTGATTTTAATTTAACACATGGCGGTCCACCCAGATCTTTTGTATACGTAGACAGTATCACTTTCTACTTCATAAATCATTAATCCGGGTTCGGGATTTTTGATATTTTTCATTTCTATCCATGTCATTCTTGGGAGTAAAAGACCGCCCGTTTTAGATTCTAAAGAAAGTATAGCCGATGGATGTACTTTATCGGAACCAATTGCAACTTTACCATTTCCGTCAATAAGTACACTATTTTCAATTTTACCTTGAGGTCTTTTTGTTTTTATTAATATACCCCCGGGCTTACCCGCCGTGGTGTTATCGTTTGATTTTGCAAATCCAGATATTTCTGCGATGTTATTTATGTTAATGCATTTTATCTCACCCGTTCTAGAAGTGATTTTGGGAACATTATTAAATGTAAGTGTTTTGGTATTAATATTTTCGCTAATTTTTATTGAGCCATTTATCTCGTTACCATAGTTTGTGACATGCTGAAGTGAAATATTTGAGATCAATGCACCATCCCCTTTCAGTGGTTTGTTTTCTAAGGTTGTAACTCTAAGATCTAACGGAGGCATCAAAGATTGTATTGTATTCACGTTAGATTCGGTTGAATGTATACACGGTACGAGAGATTCAAGAGGTTCAAATCTTGGTATTTCTCTTTCAAGGCTGTCTATCCTAGGTAACTCATTTCTTATGGAAATTATAGATTTTTTTTGATTTTCTGTAATCGAAAATAATTGTTCGACATTATTTATTTTTAATTCTAAATTTTCAATATTATTTTCAAAAATATTTTTTCTCACAAAATTTTTATTTATTTTAAAAATTTCATTATCAAAACTTTTAAATTTTTGTGGAAGTAAAAATATATTTTCATTAATTGTTTCAATATTTGTTTTTAAATTTTTTATATCTTTTTCTAATGGCTTGACCCATGGTGTCATGTCTTCAAATGATTTGATATCCTTCGTAAGTTGTTTAAGTGTATTTTCGTAACCTTTACATTTCATTTTGATCTCTGATATGATAGGTGTATGTGCTTTCACGGATTCTATATCTTTTATTTTTTCATTATTATCATAAGCTATTTCTTCTAATAATTTTATTTTTTCATTGTCATTAAATATATTTTCAATTTTATTTTTTAAAATTTCAATTTCATTTTGATTGTTTTTTGTTTTTTCCGAAATTAAAAGTACATTGTTCTTACACTCATTTAAGTCAACTTCATGCGCCACACCATCAAGAGTTGTACCATCGCCATAAAATGACACAGCCTTTATAGATTCGTTGACGGTCAAACCTTTACATAATTTGACTGTATTATAAACTTTTAAAGATCCGTCAATTGTCACCGAATCTTTTGTTGCCAAATTACCTAATGTAACATCTTTTTCTGTATTTAAATCTATTTGATCTAAGCCGATGCCAGTAATCCTGGAACCATCACCGGCGAGCCATGGAACTTCAAAACCCTTCTTAAAATACATAAAATCTTCGAAAGTGTCACCAAGTTGTTTATACGAAAGATTTGTGATATTTGTTCCATCGCCGTGTAAATATTCCGCCTTTATGTCCTTTTTCGATTCGATATATTCACACTCAAAACTATCTACATAAATCTTACCCGGAACAAATAAATCATTGGATAATTTAACTTGTCCATTTAATAATATCACGTTTGAATTCAAAGAAAGATCTCCGTCATAGTCTATGTTGGCAGACTCTTTTCCTTTGGTCATGAGAATGCGAACATCTCTTGGATTTTCTAAATCACTTTTACCCAATTCTAAAATTGGATCATTTATTTCATTGATGTTTATTTTGTTGAAATTTACGACATCTAAATTTTCAACTTCGAGAGATTTAAATTTGGTATGTACATTACTTATGCTACCAAACCGGGTAATAGTTTCCAAATTAAGAGGTCCCATATCGAGTATTTCACCCGACGTGGAATTATAACCAACCACGTTTGACTCGTTTGTCGAGTAACGTATTGGCGAAGCGTAAAAACCACTATTTTTAATATCTGGTAACTCTTGTTTGGATGCATTGATTACAATGCTATTAACTGGTTGTGTTTCACTTGTGTATCTACCAAATCTAATTTTTTCGGTAAAATAAAGAGTGTTCACGTTCTTTACCATTTATATAATACTGCATTTTAATTCGCATAACGAAGACCAGCCATACCATTCTCCACCCTGAGAATGTTATAGTTCACGGCATAAATATCGTCTGTAAATGGTAACGTTTCACTTTGTATTTTGCTATTTTCTATACGGCTGAAATTAAGAGATCCACTTGGTTGTAATAAACTTGTAGTTATGCAAAAGGGGAAAAGAAATATATCGGGAGATGTAACAAAATTGGTGTGATAATAATGAGGAACATCAACGAAGTGCGTCTTACACCATTTATAAGGTGAAAGATCTACACCGTTTATACTAATTTTTATTCTATTTGATACAGATGTCAAAGCCGACGAACTCGATGTATTTGAACTCGCCAAGTATTTGACTGGGTGGTTAAAATTTAATTCTTGTGTCGTTTCCATGGATGGGATGTTCTTTTGAACTTGGTATATCAAAATATCACGGGGTTTAGATGTAAAAGCAGCTCTTTCCTCATTATCTAAATAGTAATAATTAGAATATATTTCAAAATTATATGAAGGATTTGTATTTTTCCAACGTATTCGTATTTCTACATCGTGATTTTGGAGAGAAACCAAAGGTAATGCAGATTGTGGATTTTCGCAAAAGAAAAAGCGCAATGGGTAAAAGAAAGATCGAGCACTCGTACCCGGGTGTGCTCCATTGGAACTTCTAGATACATTTTGTGCCAATGTATCAATGGCTATATTTTCACTAAAAAATGAATCTTGTGTGTCGACAACATGCCCACCAATCAATAACTCGACACTTTCGATGATTTCTGTCCAGTCATCAATGTCAATTGATTTTGTCATGTCATCGATCGCTATAAAAGTATATCCGAGAAGGTCACCACTTCTTTCAAAACGCACGGTCGACAAAGAATTACTCTTTACAGCACCGTGAATCGTTTGTTTTTCGACGGACTGTGAAAAGTTTGAATGTCTCTTAAAGGTGGAGTTAAAAAATGATATCTCCGGTGTTCCCATAATATACTCATCCTGAGCTCCTATGGATACCAACTGTATTATTCCAGATGACATCTTTACAATAATAAAAGAAAATTACAAATTAGGTTTTCTGCAAACGAAACGGACAATGAAAAAGTTAGACCCACTGGTTGTTGAGTTTTTTATAGTTTCTCCGGCTTGATTTCTTAATGTGACAGTAAGCCGATCTATTTTACGAATTGGATTTATAAATTGAGTTGCCATGTTATAGTTATCCTTATAGACAATCAACGAATCGGAGCCAGAGTGACTGGTAGCTTCCGAAATAAGACTGGCAAAAGATCCCCGCACGGTTGTTATATCCCCCTGTCCTTCATAAACATTAGAAGTTCTGTCACTGAAAATACTGTTAAGTTCTTCAATAGAAAGATAACAATGTTCGGTGTGGTCTGTCGTGTGAATGTGTGCCGCCAAAAGTTTCGCCTGGACAACATTATTTAACGGATTGTTCAAGAAGACGGTAAAGTTGTTTGAACTATTCTGACCCACGGAATCAAATGTAATTGTGTGATACTCGTAATTGAGATCGGGCATTGTTTCAGTGGGCGAGGTAATGAGAGCCATTATTATACTATTATACATTTAGAATAAAACACCACCAATTCCACCCGTGATTTCATAATTGGCATGGTCCTTCACAAGCTTTTGACCTCCACAAACACCACCTGGTGTCAAAGACTTTGAATAGTAAGCACCATTTTTTTCAGAACCCGCAACACAATCTTCACGGTGCTCTAAGTCAAAAATAGATTCCTTAGATTTTTCGGAAATTAAAAGCGGTCTGGGGGTGTAGGCACTTCTAACGGCGACCAACACAAAAATCAAACCAATGAGAATGGCGATTATCGTAATGGCGTTGCGGTTTGCTCGGTTAAAGTTAAACATTTATATATTCACAATATTTTTTTTAACGCCGTTCCCAGGGAAAGTGATGGCGGCGCGGGCGACCACGGTGCAGATTTCTCATAATTGAACAATCGGATTAGAAGTTCTCGACATAATGGGTGGCCCTGGTCTGCGAGCACTCTTCGCAGTCGTCAATATAAAAATCAAACCGATAAGGATGAAAATTATCGTAATCGCATTTCGATTGGCTTTGTTGAGATTGAACATTTATATATTTACAATATTTTTTGTAAAGTGTGTTAAAGTAATAATTATATTTTCAATATAAAGAGTAGATGGACGAGGAAATTATACTGAACAAACGTTCTGGTGTAATGAAACTTGACGAAGACGAACAAGCTCTCATGGACGAGATAGAAATATCCGTTCCCCAACCCAAAAGGGTACAAAGACCAGTAAACAATAGACCGCCCGGTCCCTCTTTTCACATACAGCAGCAAGAAGCGATTGATGCATTTGTCAACCCAGACAAACAAACTGCCCCGCCTAAGCAGGTTACAGAAGAGATAGACTATGACGAAGATGAACCTGTTTTTTATGACGAAGATGACGGTCACTATGGAGGTGGACCTGGTGAAGAAAGACCATCTGCTGGATATTCTTCGGTTGATGAAGAGAAAGCAGATCTTCTTAACAAATTAACCAGACTTGAAAAGAAGGGTTTGGCTATAAACAAGCGTCTCAACGCATACTCGGCGATTGATGATCTCAGGGCGGAGGTTAAGAGAATTACATATAACATTGAAGTTGAACAATCTGTGAAGGTTTCGAGACGTATGCTTGTTGCTTGTGTGACTGGACTGGAATTCCTTAACAAGAGATATAACCCATTTGAAATTCAACTCGATGGTTGGTCAGAAACAGTTATGGAAAATGTAGACGATTATGATACGGTATTTGAAGAATTATATGTGAAATACAGATCGAAGATGCATGTGAGCCCCGAGGTCAAG